CTCTGTTCATCCCGAAAAGCTATTACAATTTTAACAAAAACTGACTTAAGCTCTATCACTGAGCACCCAACCTTCGAAAAAGATGAACATTTCGAAGATCTTCTAGATAATCTTGTAAAACAAGTATCTCTATCAGACCAGCGTAACATTCGATCTCTCGAGATTGGACGCGATACTTACGACGCACGCGGAGATTCACCTATTTCTTATCAGGTGCCAAAACTCCAAATTTCTTTAAAGTCTGGACCTAATGGAATTAGTATTTTTAATTTTCCGTTAGATAGAGCTGCAATATTGCAGAATATTCCGATGAAAAACAAAATTCTTGAATTCGCGGAGACGTACTATCATGGTGATGTTTCCGGATGGATTGACGAAAAGTTAACGCCTTACAAGGTATTACTTGAAGATTGTTCGGATATTTACAACCTTGGTAAACTTGCTTTAATCCATTCGGGTGGCAAGCTGAAGCCTAGAGTTGTTGGTATACTAGACTCCTTTACTCAGACCCTTTTGGGTCCGTTTCACGACGACCTCATGTCCTTGTTAAGAGGTATTCCTGACGATTGCACTTTCGATCACGATAACATTTCTGTCACCGCGAAGAAATTGTATAGTCAAGGTCACCGTTTTTACGGTTTCGCTGACTTATCAAATGCAACTGATAGAATACCCAAGGAACTTTACGAGGTTGTTGGAAATGAATTGGGAGAGGACTTAGGTACTGGTTGGTTAGGACTTTTCGAAAGGAAATTTCTACTCGGCCCATCTGTTAAGAAATACTTTAACGGTACCTCTGTTCCAGATAGCGTTGTCTATAACACTGGACAGCCTATGGGAGCTCTGTCATCTTGGCCGTTTATGGCTTATATTCATCACGTAATCGTTTGGTACTGCTTTGGCGGTAGAAGACATGCGCGTGGTCAGTATAAAATTCTTGGTGACGACATTGTTATATTTTGTGAGAACGCTTACTTAAAATACCTAAAAACTTTAGACACGCTTGGAATATCTTATACCAACTGTGTTTCCAAAGTTGGCTTCGAATTCGCTAAAAGAACTTTCGTTCGCGGAGAAGAAGTTACAGGCGCATACACTCAAGCTCTAATGAGCTCAATGTCAACACCAGAACTGTTCACCCTTGAATGGAAGAATCTTTCTACACGTGGATATGAAGCTGGTAATCATTTTCCGGCAACGCTTTTACGTCTTCTTCCATTGAAGAAAGTTAATAAAAGAATGGTAAAACGATGCCGTTCTTTAATGGCTGTACCTTCGGG